TTTTTAAGCTTTGTATCTTCTGTCTTTACTTTAACTCGTGGATTTTTCTTAAACTCTTTGGCAACTTGTTGTATAATTAACTTTCTGTTTCTTCGTACTATTGAGTCTGAACCTTCTAAATTTCCTAAATCATAGCCCGTTAAAAAAGTTTTAGCAGACGCCATGAAAGCAATTTTCGCCTGTCGTGCTTTTCCTCCTGTTGCTATATTGCCGCTTCTATCTTCTAGCATAATGACGAAACCTTCTCCGTCATCTGCTCTTACAACTGATAAATTTAATCCTAAACTTTGCAGTAAATTGTATAACTCTTGTGCGTCTTTTATACCCGCCTGCTGCATTTCCTTTGATAAAGAGTCATATGTTGAATTAAAAGCACTTCTTAATTGAGTTTCAAGAATTCCTGCTCCGTGTAAATGTCCTGCCTGTAGGGACGTAGAATCTCCTCTAATAAGAGCGCCTGTTCCCTCCTTTCCTCCACGTATACCTCGTGTCCTTTTTCTATTGGTTTTTGAGCCTGTATATTGTTCCTGGGCTGCAAAATAATCTTGAACAGCTTGAAAGAACGCCACAATAGTTTCCGAGTAAGACGATCTAACTTTTTCGTATATATTATCCTGTCTAAATATTTCTGCAGCTACTTCGGGCTTGAGTCTATACTCTGCCCATTTTGGAGTAATTACTTCCTGAGCCGTAGAAGTGATAAATCTTAGTCTTACTCCTTTCTTACTATAAGACTTTCCTCCTAATGCTTTAATCTTTTCAACAAGGACAGCTCCGTGTATATCAGCTAGCTCTTTAATTTTTGCTGTGTCCTTTGCTGTTACTTCCCAACCATCTTTAGCTGATGCTTTAGCTGATCTTATTGTTTGTGTTGCTAATCGTCCAGGTGTAAAAATAAACGTATGGGGCTGTAAGTTATAATCACTTCTAGCAAGTTCAGGCTCGTCGTTCTCTAGCTTAATTACGAAGTCGTTTAAGAACTGCTCTAAAACTTGTCTACTCATTAAAAGTTCTTATACAAGTCTAATACTCGTTTAATGTGGTCTGGAAACGCCACATTATTAGACTGGCTTGAGCTGCTAGCATTTTGTATACTTGCTCCTGCGATAGCTCGTCTTTCTTTATGCTCATCTTTTAAATAGTAAGTAATTAAATCAATTACTGCTAGTTTCAGATCGGCAGGTACTGCACTCCACCCTGCTGTATATACTACTTTGACCGCATCTACTCCTTGAGGCCAGTTTTGATAGCCCGCTGAATTTGTGCGTAAAATACTATCAGTACTAGTATTTAAGTAGTACTCATAAGCTCCAGTAGTAAGAGTAGTATACGCACTACTATAAGAGTCTCGTTCCTGAACACTTGTTATAGCGTTAATTGGACTCTCTGTTAATTGGACTATATGAGTGTTCCAATTAACAGTAAATGTCTCAGTTTTTGCAGAGCTATAAAAGTCTACAAAGCTATTTCCACAATAAGTTTTTATTAATTGACTAACGGACGGAATTATAGAATTTATCTTTAAATCCTCTTTTGGATTAGATAAACCCTGAGCATCTTTATAATCTTGTAATGTTATTAAGTCTGCCATAAATTAATTAATAAAAACTTGGGGGAGGAAAACCTCCCCCGAGTTAATAAAATTACTAAAAAGTAATTATTAGTTAGCTAAAAGCGTTAAAGCATGAGCACCATTGGTGGTTTCAAGAGCTTTAAATCCCAGAGCTTGACTAGCAACCAAAACGTTACGTTGCTTACCAACTTCGTAATCAGTTTCGATACTAACTCCACGCAGACGTCCAATAACAAAGCGACCTGTGTTAATAACACAAGCAACAGTGCCTGCATCAGCAGGAGCAAGTTCCGCAGAAACAATAACGGGAGAACCAAAGACGGTACCCATTTGACCATTAATGTTAGCAGCAATATCAGAACCAGCTTTATCTATAGTTCGGAAGTCGCCATCTTCTGCAAGCAAATCATAGTATGCATCGATAGTAACAACATAAACAATATCAGCTGGATTAACAGCATATTTGCCCATAGCAGCACGACCAACTTCAAGCATACTAGCTGCAAATGCAGGAGAACCATCAAGTTGAGCAGTTGTAGCTGAAGTTCCAGCTCTTAAGCCAGTACCTTTATCAGAACCGTTACCCCCTGCGATACCGGCTGTTACACCAGACGTACCGTAAAGAATTGCCTTATCAGTTGCTATAGCATGAGAACGAGCAAGAGCTGAAGTAATCATTGGAAGGAAAGAAACCAAAGAAGTTTCGTCCACATCATTATCAATGTAAGTACCTGCAGCAAGACGCTCAGTATTCAATACGTTATTTGTAATGTCATACTGACCATTAGTTCCGCCGTTATCAATACGCTGGTCAGCTGTATCAACACTAAAAGCATTGCCGAAAGTTGCAGCATTAACATCCGCAGCGAAAGGCATTACTGTAGCTCCAGAAGAAACAGCAATTTCACGGAACAAAGGTAGAAGCTTAGTTTCAAGCGCAACTTCTGTTTCGAAAGCTTGGGTTACAGTAATATCAAGATTACCAGATGTAGTCTGACTACCAAAATCCACGCCTGCTTTTTCTATAACGGTTTTACCTTGTTTGGTATCCCATCCTTTGCGTGTGATAGCACCAAGTACTTTGGCTTCGAGTGCCTCTTTACCAAAATCTTCATTAGACTTTGTAGAGAACTCATACTTACGATTGCGCATAGCTTCAAGCTCTTCAGCTTTTTCTTTAACTTGGCTTTCGTATTTATTAACAAGCTCAGAAATTTCTTCTTGCTTTGCAGCTTCGAATTCTTTCTGCATATCTTCCGCCAAACGGGTTGCACCTGATTCTACACCAGATTCAATAGCCTGTTTGACTTCTTCTTCTTGCTGAATTTGGTTTTCAGCTTCTTGAGAAGCTTTAATTTCAGCCTCTTTTTGTACAGCCTCATCGGCTGCTTTTTGCTCGGCTTGCTTCATTGCAATTTTAGCAGCAGTTTCCTCAGCTACCTTTTTAGCAAAAGCTTCCAAGTCAACGGGTTGAGTTGTCTCTTCAGACATATGTATCTCCTTTTGGACTTGCGCCCCGTCACTATTAGTGAAAGTTTTCTTAAAATCTTCATACTCTTTAACAGAGTCGAAGGACTTCGCCAGTGAAAAAGTAGCTGCTTGGTTACAAGGTACAGATACTACTGATACCTCGAACAATTCAGCGTCCTTTATTCTTATTCCGTCGGTTTCCTCTACGTAATCAGCATCCTTGACTCGAAAACCAACAGAAAAGGCTCCAAGGACACCGTCTTTAACCAAATCTACTACATCTTTAGCCGCTCGACTAATTTTTGCAGTAAGTTCTAAACCATTTTCAGTAGCCTTCACACTTGTGGCTCTTCCAATAGGTCTATCATAGTTATGATTAAAAAGAATTATAGGGTTTTTCTCAAAGTTGTTCAATCCACCTTTAGTCCATGCATCTGCTGAAATAGAATCACCCGCGCGATCAAAATCAGTAGTACTTGCCATACCTCGGATTTTAACACTACCATCTTCTTCAGTATTAGACTTAAAAGTTGAGGTGAGATTAAATATTTTTTCCATTATCTCCTCCTAAATTTCCCTTTTCAGGGGCTACTTTTGGTATTACTTTTGGTATTACTTTTGATGCTAAAGCTGCGGTTTCTGGAAAAAGACCTTTTAGTTGCTTTATAATCAAATCCCAAGAACTAGTCCAAACCTCATCATCCAGATAAGACTCTTCAAACCCTTTGGTTTTAACTGCCTCTTCTTTGCTTATAAGGTATCCTTGTTTAACAGAAGTAATTGCCAAACGTTTTAAAGCTGTATGCTTTAATCTTTCATGTAACTGTTTTTTCTCACTCTTCTTCGCCATTTTCATCCTCTTCAACAGGCCTTCCGCCCTCATCTGGATTTACTGCACTGCCTGCTATATTTGCAGGAACTCGTAAATCATCATACCCTTCTACTGGTTCAAAACCAAGCTGGTCTCTTGCCTCATTAGGACTGATAATTCCGCCATTTACTAGAGCAGAATAATATTGAGACTGATCTCGTAACTCCGGCTGTAAAGCAGGGATATTTGTGATATTTTCTTCAATATTGAACCCAAAAAACCTAGTTAATGCAAAATTCATTTTTCTTACTATAGGAAGTATAGTTTCCAAATAGTACATCCTCATATTGGGACGAATATTGGCATTATTTCCAGAGTCCAATAATATTGGAGGAACTCCTATTGCTTTTAAAATAATCTTTTCATTGTCAGCTATAGAAGTCTGAAAGTCTAAGTCTTTAAAGTTTACATTTGAAATTTTATCAATCTCTATACCACCATCTAAAACAAGAGGACGTCTTCCTCCAGCATCTGGTCTATAACGAGCCGTCCAAGATTGAATCATTCTTTCTTTAATCTTCTCGGACAAAGTATTAGGGCTTTTAAGTACAAGACCCGGAACTGCTCCGTTCTTAAAAAAGTTATCTTGAAACTGTCTCATACTTGCCATAAGTTGCATGGTTCGTATTGCGGGCTTCAATCTAGACACTCCTCTATACATATCATGAAAAGAGTTTTCTTTTACATGAATAATTTCATTAGGGGAATAATCTACTTCATTATAAGTATATTTTTCAATATAAGTTTTAGCATCTACCTTGATAGATACCTGAGAAGCAGGGATATGATAAAGATGTGCGCCATCATAATAAATAAAAATATTACCGTCTAGAATATAATCAGTAATTAAGTTACGTTTAAAAGAGTTAATATCTTGAAATAAGTTAGGCTCTTCATTTATAAGCTTATCTACTTTTACTCTTTTTATCCCTTTTACAACTCCTGTCCTACTAATAGATTGTACTACTGCAGAAATCTCTGCAGCATCATCAACAACTATATTTACTGCACGATTAACAATCTCTAAAGTCTCGTAATACTTTTCATAGCTCTGAGTATACTCGCGAGAACCCTGTGCGCTGGCTCCAAAGTATTGCTGAATAGGATTTAGTTTTTCTAAAGCCTCTTCTTCTCTACCAAGAAATCTATCATACCATGCCATGTTTTTCCCTTTGAATCTCAACCCAGCGCATCTGTTTTTTTGCAGTTCCTAATCCTGGATCTCTACCATATACTTTATGTAGTTGTACATGATGTGCATGACATAGAGTCGCAGTATAATCATAAAGCTCAGCATGATGCTCTTCTATAAAATCATCTCGAAGTGCTTGTATATACTCCGGATTATGTTTGTTCTTTGTCAGCCATTGATTTAATAATGGTGTTAAACTGTAAAAGTGGTGAAAATCGAGCTGCTCTGTTTTATCACAAATCTCACAAGCCAGTCCCTTCTCATACTTAGATTTTGCCCTGTCTCGTACATACTTTATAACATCTCGTTTTAGTTTGGGCATTTTGCTACAATTCCTTTATTTTTATCTAAAGAATTATATCCAGTTTAAGATATTATGTCAATAATTATTTTTGAGTAGGTGTCTTAAAAACTTGTTGCCACAGTCTCAAACGAAT